ACCACCCGTACCTGTCATGCTGAACAGAAAAGGTTTATTAACTCCGTCAGTAATAATAATCTGTCCGTAGTCTGTGTTGCCTTCAAAGATTGCAAAGGTTACTTGGGCCTGAGAAGTTCTTGCATCCATGCTACGGCCCGTAAAGGCTGTGTAGTTGTCTCCAGTACCCGCAACACTGGCTCTATTAAGCTGTAGCCAAGCATCTTCGCCGTCTGGACTAAAGAAGATTCCGTCGCCCGAACAAGCTATAAGGCCATCAGCATATACTGCAAGCCCTAGTATTTCGTTAGCACCGTTAGGACGAGTATCGCCAAAGGCCGTATAGCCGTTTATACGGCGATAACCCCCGTCTGCATCAACTTCAAAGTTTGAAAGCTGTGTAGCTAATCCGGGCTGTCCTAGCATCTCAAGTTGGTTTAGGTTAGTATTTAACCCGCCCTTACATGAAACACCGTAGGGTTGCGAAGCGGCCATATTATACGAATCTCATTCGGTCGTCTTTAAAGTATGAGGGCGTAGGCTCTAGAAGGTTAGAACGCATACTGCGTAATCCTTTCTTAAAGTCATCTAATGCAAATGCCGCCGCTTGCGGGTTGTCTTTAAACTGCCAGATATAGTATCGGGCTTTAGCTAGTAATACAGACGTATACATTTCAGGGAACACTACAGTGTCGCTATAGGCTGTAAGTTTTGTTGGTAGGCTCCATGCATAGAACCAAATGCGATATACTTTATCGGGGATGGGGCTGAGTCCAAACTTCCGTGAGTCTGGGCTTCGGATGACGTTGCTAGGCTCACCGTATTGTTGTGTGTCAGCATCGTCTAAATTCTCTGGTATTCTGCGAAAGTCCTTCCATGCTTCAGTAGTCATAAAGCTTAGATTACGTGCAGTGTATGGAGAAGTTTCTCCACTTACACCTACAGTAGTAAGATAGAAATTATCCCAATCTATAGAGCCGTAGTCTGTAGTTATGCTAGAGCTTGCGGGCTTTAGTTCGTAGAAGCGCGTACCGGCCACTGTCTCAACGTATGTGTTGCCATACATCGGATCTGTTGCGCCACTTTCTGCAACAGCCAAGAAAGGCCATTGAGGTTCTTGATTGATAATATCAAAGTATGCGCGATTCAGCGCATCTTTAACATGTTGCTGTACACCAACCGCATTTGTAAATGTTGCGCTTGTTAACGTAACTTCATTTAGTTCTCGAAGAAGCTCGTTGGTTAAATCAAGATAAGTTGATGACATATGTTATTGCGCCTTTGTTTCTGTTTTAGTATCGGGCTTGTTGAAAATTCTATCCCAGTTGTCTTCATACTTCTTTTTATTCTCAGGCTTATACCAACTTCCTGTATCGCCTAATATCTTTCCTCTACTTTTGCCTCTCATCATAACAGGCTTTTCGTTACTTCCTAATATTGCCATAGTGCCCTCTTAAAAGATCGGGGGGCTTTTACACCCCCTTCTCTAATTGCTTATTTAGTCAATACCATAGAACGCAGATACTAATGCTTCTGGGCGTAAAACCTTAGCGCCATATACATGCAAACCACGGCAGATGTCACCAAAGCTGTCTGGGTCGCGAAGGACTTCAGTGCTTGTGATGGTCTGTGCAGTTGCAGTAGAGCTAATGTGTCCACATACTAATTGTCCTGCCGCATTGGTTGTAGCCGCAATGTTGTTGGACTTGTACATGTCAAAACCACGAAGTTTTCCAGAAGATACTAATCCGTTGCGGATAGAACCTTGACCAGAATTGAAGTCAACAGACATCAACTTAGAGCTTGCTTGAGAAAGTTGCTCGTAAAAACTAGGTGGAGCTAAGAACCAACGTCCTTCTTCTGGAATGTTCTGCTCGTCAAGAAGACGGGCCATGTGAGCCATGATATCCAGAGGATCGTGTTCGCTAGTACCAAAACCAATATCCAAGTTACCAGTGCCGTCAAAAGTTCCTGCGGCTAGGTCAGTAGCATTGTCGCTACCAAGGATGTGGTTAGGGCTTGAAGCTGAAACGCCCGCAATAATCTTAGCAATTACGCCTTCGTCAAATGCGTCACGCAATGCGTAAGCGGCAGATGAAGATGCAACTTCTTTGAAATTTACGTGAGACATAGCTGTTTCAATATCATCAACTTTGAATTTAAATGCGTTAGCCACATCTACAATCAAAGTAGTTTCAACGTCAGTCAACTTGGTCTGAGTTACGTCAGCGCCACGCTCATACTGATAAACAGTGATTTCGGGCTCTTTGATGATCTTTACAGAATCGCCGAAGCCTGAGATTTCACCACTATAATCAGTGTTGGTAATTGCTTCAGCTACCGAAGCTTTTCGGAAGAAGTTAAGAACCTTCTTAGAAAAGACTGATGGTAAGAAAAAGCTGTTAGTTTGACCCGATACTGAGTTAGCAAAGTTACCGTTGGTATCTGTGCTTTGCTCGAATAACTGGTCTGATTGGTTATAAGCCATTATGTGTTACTCCTAAAAAAGACAATAATATTTAATCTACTATCCTGCCTTCCATTATAGCTTGGTCAATATCACTTTCGTATTTATCAAATTGGGCCATAGACAGTTTAGCGATTTCCCGTTGTGACCAAATCTTTGGTTCTTTAGCATCTATTTGTGTTGTCCGTGTGGACACCATATCTGCCGCTGAAGATTTGGGGGCTTGTGATTTCTTTGTCTTTTGCTTACTTCCAATCTTGATTCCATTTTCCATCTTATAAAGATCAATAGCTTTGACCGCTAGTGGAACATTATCTGGGTTTTCATAGATCCAACCTTGAATTACTTCAGGTTGTTCTTTGGCCCATGCATGAAACTTTTCATCTCCGCGTATATCCTCAAAATCAGGATGTCGAGAACGTAGCGTAGACTCAGCTTCTTTACGTTGGATGTTTAGTTCTCGTTCTTCAAGAACAGACATCTTAGTTTTTAAAGCTTGTAGCTGTTGTTCACTCTGTAAGTGTGCAACAGTTTCTACTGTTTCATATAGATCAGGGTACTGCTCTCTAAAGTTTTCAAGGTCTTCAGTGGTCTTAGGCGGGGCATACGCAGGTTGCGTCTCTTGTGCCATCGCGGTAAGTTCTAATTCCTTCTGCTTAAAAGATGCTATCTTCTGATCGTAATGTTTCTTTAGATCATCGTATCGTTTTTTATAATTAGTTCTTCCTTTGGTTTCTTTCTCTTCTTGTTCAGGGGCCTCTTTAGGGGTGGCCTGTGAGGGTTCTTCAAAGAAAAGCGTATCTGCTTTACCTCTACTTGGGGCGTCTGGCGTATGCCAAGCCTTTTTTGAGTTATACGGATTCGCAGTTGGTTCTTCAAGTTGTTCAGTTGCATTTGACATATCTATCACACTCCTTTTGGGGCTTGCTAGTCTTTCAAGGTGGCTGTATTATTCGCGTTTATAATACAGGGTCTTGATACTTCAAGGTGGCCTCTAGGTAAAAAAAATGATAAGGGGTCTAGTTAAAGAGTGGCCTTATCGTGGTCTAACACTTGGCATCTGGTTAGAAGCAATCATCATATTTTTGATTTCTTCGTCTTCTTTACGCTCATCCGTAGGGATGTCGTCAACCATACCACCAAATGCTTTCTTCATTAAACCACCGTCATAGGCTTTCTCAGCTTCGTCCATCATAGTTTGTAGCTGATCTGCGCCTACTTGATCGGTAGCTTTCTTGGTGAAAACAAATTCACCATCCGATAACCTTGCGGGAATCGAATCTGATACTCCAGTGCCAAGGCCACTTACTTCGCCTTCGCCAGAGAATTCTCCTGCAACATCCATGACCTTATCAAAGATGCCGCTTAGACGTTCATCACCTTCTAGAACGCCCATTAAATATTCTTGTTCTTCTACGTCTAGAGACTGCTCTAGTACATAGCCTGTGTAGTCTTCTTCCATCTCATCGTCTGGAAGCTGTGAAGCTTCTGCTTCGGCCACCTCGTCTTCAGGGATGTTGTCGTAGGTATCTATAGGCGTCTCGTCTTCTAAGCCCATTTCTGGAGCTACGAGCATAGAGCCTTCATTGTATTTAACTTTCAGTGGGTCGTTTTTCATCTCTTAATCCTCAATTCTTTGTTTAGCTTCGCGTACTTGATCTTTTAGTTGTAGCAAATTAACCAGAGAACTCACTCTCCCCTGCTTGCGGTACATTTCCAGTTCCGATGTTGCCACCGCCAGTGCCTGTAGCTCCAAGTTCTTGAGGTTGTTGAGGTACTCCTTCAGGTCCTCCCATTGGGGGCTGTTCACCACCGGGTTGAGCTTCCTCGCCATTTGTTTGTCCAGCATTTTGCATTCCTATTATTTGTGCCATCATTGCAGCTTCTTCAGGGTCATTGAGTATTTCATCAGGGTCTAAGTCTAAGCTGTAGGCAAGTTCACTAACGAGTTTAGAAATCTTAACAAACGGAGCAATAGCAGGACTTTGTGCAGTTTGTAAGAACATAGTAAGTCTTTGACTTCTAACTTCTTTCTGCATCAAGCTATTTGTTCCAGTAGCCTTAACTTCTAAATCACCTTTAACATCCAACTCATCTTCTAGGAATTGCATGTTCCACTGGAAGTAAGACTCCCCTAGTGGCTTTAATAAAAAGTCATCAAGGTTTTTGATAACTGTTTTAATATTTAAACTTGATGCTCCTAATAACATAGACATACCAGAAGCAGTCCTTGTCATACTTTGAACACCTGTTTGTCCGTGTGAATAACTAGGTATACCTGTTTGTTCATCTGCAAGTTGTCTAAACTTATCAAACATCATTAAGTTTTCTTGTGATGTATTAGGAAACTTTAAACCGTGTATAGCTTGTCCCGGCATTCCAGCTTGTCTTCTAAAGATTTTACCCGGATATATTTCCATTGTTTGTCCACCAACTAAGGCAGACTCATCTACATCAAAGACTAATGACCCAGCCATTGCTAGGTTGTCAACAGCCATACGTGCATGTCCGTTCATAATCTGTTGGCTATCATCCATGTTCTCAGCTACACCAATACCAAAGAAGTTGTATGGATTTCTTTCGTATGGGAAAGCGTGATATGGTAATCTATAAGGAGTAAATGGATTAACCACTGCTCTTAATAAACTATCACCACATATCCAAGCATTAACTTGGACTTCATCTAAATCATCAATATCATCTGAAAGCTCTATACCGACTTCACGTGCATACTCTGCATCCATGATTCCCCAGTATTCAAGAACTTCAAAGTTTGTTTGGTAGTCTTCATCGCTTCTTGCATCATCTTTTAAATGAGACTCAAAGCTTTTCTCTTCGTAGTTAGCCCCCATTTGTAAACAGTTACGTATTGCATCATTATCAAAATAAGGCATGTTACGAAGTTGTCTAAGTTGAGATTTGTTTAGCTTGTGTCTGTGAATAACATACTCACACTCTTCAATGCTAGTAGCTCCGGGGTCTGGGTACAAATCCCAACAACTAACAAACTCTATACGTGGAACTCTAACTTCTAAAGGGTTATAAGTTCTCTCACCATCTTCACCGGTTTCCCATTTATGAAGTTTCTTATTAAAGTTAAATGGTCCTTTT